GCCGGTATGTGGGCAGGTGTAATGCCTGCAACCACGATGGATCTGATTGGCTCTGCTGTCAGCCGCATCAACTCCTACACCAAAACACTGGACTACAATGGTTGGCAGAAGTTCTGGGCAGCTCTGCGCGGTGAAAGCGTCGATCATGGCGTGCTGGATCAGAGTATGAAGAACGACTTTTCCGCAGAGACGGTCGCTGAACTGTCTGCTTATGTAGGTGAAGTCGTATCTGCCATCCAGCAGGGCAAAGAAGTATCCGCGCAGGATGTTCAGAATCTGCAGGACATTCTTACCTTCCTTCAGGGGCTTGATACCACGGAAACAGGTACGCACATTCTAGAAGGCGTGGCAGCCGGTATGACCCAGGGCGGATGGGAAACGGATGCTGAAACGGTTGCATCCAACCTGGAAGCCGCGCTAAATCTGGCGTTCGGTATTCAGTCGCCCAGCACGCGTGTGAAACCTGTGGGCGAAAATATATCCGCAGGTGTCGGCGTCGGTATGACAGGCTATGACTTTACGACAGACGCCAGCTCGGTGGCGACCGCTGTTGATACCGCGCTCAAAACCGCGCTGACCACTACGACTCTGACACCCATCGGAACAGCGGCTGTGACGGGCCTTGCGCAAGCAATGACTTCCTATAGCATGGCCAGTACGGGCGCAACGGTTTCTTCCAATGTACGCTCCGCAGTAAATTCCAGCCTGACCAGCACGACACTGCGCTCTGCAGGCGTGAATGCTATGGCCGGTCTGAAGGCTGGTATCAACGCAGGACGCTCCGGAGTCATCTCTGCCATGCGTTCAGCCGCCCGTGCAGCGGTCAATGCAGCGAAATCCGAACTCAAAATCCACAGTCCTTCCGAGGTATTTGAAGATGAAGTCGGTGTTCAGACGATGCGCGGCTTTGGCGTCGGCGTATTGAAAGAAGCAAAGGAACAGGCGCGCGTTATCCGGAACGCTTCCCGATACCTGACTGGTGAGGCCAGAGAAGGCGCCATTGCCTACTCCAGCAGCGATAACCGACGAACCTACAATAATAATGTAAGCTCTACGATCCAGGTGGCGCAAATGGTCATCCGGGATGAACAGGATATCCGTTCTCTTGCTGTAGAGATTGCAACGCTTACGCGCCGCCAGCAGCGCGGGAAAGGACTGAGATTTGCATGAACGACTGGTTTGAATGGAACGGTGTGAAATCCACCGACTACGGAATCTATGTGACCGAACAGCCTCCGCCCACAATCCCGGATGAGCGCGTCACATTCACTGAAGTCCCCGGACGGAGCGGGTCGCTGACAACTCTCGAAGGGGACTTTGTATACGAAGATATGGTGCTGACAGCCACCTGCGTGATCTCCGATCCTGAGAGGATTCCCGAGATCGCCGGGTGGCTGCGCGGTTCCGGTACAGTCACTTTCGCCAACCGCGATGGTGGCTTTTATTATGCCCGTATCATCAACCAGATCTCCTTTGAGAAGATTCTCCGGGGCAATCCGCACCGCACATTCGCTGTCAACTTCCGCTGCAAACCATTCTGGTATGAAGCGGATGTGGCTCCCAAGAACATCCAGCCTGCCAGCGGCAGTACCAGCGGATATGTGACCGTGCAGAACCCAGGCAACGTGCCCTCTGAACCAATCATCACGGTGACCGGCACCGGTGAGATCACCCTGATTGTCGATATGACCATCGTGGAGCTCACCGATGTGAATGGAGAAATCACCATTGACTCTGTTCTGCAGGAGGCATATTCCGGCATGGAATCCATGAACAGCTGTATGAGCGGCGACTTTCCAACGCTGCCGCCCGGTAACAGTACGATTTCCTGGACAGGAAACGTGACATATCTGAAAGTTATCCCTAATTGGCGATACCTTTGATTGCTATTTCGACAAGAATAGAGTAAAATTGTTGCAGAGAATAAGAGTTGGGGGGGCCTGCAGATGATTGTGACTGCAGGCTTTCCCACGCCTATCCGCTCAATACTAAAGGAGGAAAAACACTATGGCAAAACAGGAAAAGACAAAGAAATCAATAACAGTCCGAAGTATATCAGATTTAGCAGAACTCAAACTAATGCTTGAAGATGAAGTTGAAGATATTACGCCCGAACAGCAGGATACATTCGCACAACGTGCGGCATTTCAGGAATTGCGAAATCCGACACACAACATAGTCTCAATAGTCGCATTTCTGATCGGCGTCGAGAAAAAGCATTTTGAAAATGAGCATGAACCACCGCAGATGAACATTTTTGAACAGCTGCAGGATGATAAAGCTGCACGTATTGTTCGTAACCTGTGCATGGTCAGAACAGCAATTGAACAGAAATACATAGCCATCTCAAATGCCTTCAGAATGCAGGGCAAGAACATCGGTACCATGCCGGACATGATTCCATCAGAGGCAGTAAACGAACTGCATTCAGATGGTGTTCAGCTGTACATGGGCAAACCTGAAGTTGATGCCTACCTTGTAAAAATCAATCAGGAAATCAGTAATCGCATCAATACAATCGCTTATCTATTCCCGGAATGGGTAAAATGGGAATATGTGAAACCTCTGTTTCTGATGCCGAATGGAACAAAAGCATCCGGAATTAAAGAAGCAGGACTAACCTACAATGCAGATCGCAAACGCTACCCGTATCAGTGCTGGCTGAACTGGGATGCAATTTCCGTGGGCACCAGCAACCAGGGCAATATCCTGTTCACGGATGAAAAGTTCCTTACACTTCTCTACCAGCGCCATGAGGATCGCTTTGAGAACTTGTCGTTAGTACGAGATGTCGGCAATCAGACGATGCGCAATCTGAGTAATCTGCTGAACAGTTGCGATAAGTGCGTCATTGTTGTTGACTGTGAGAACTCCAATGCGGTAAAGCTGGCAGCAGCTCTTAGCAGTCTTCCGAAGTCTGAGGTTCGAAAAATCAGCAAGGTACTCCTCTTTGACAGCGAATATACCACTCCCGAATGGAAGACTCTCGTCGATAAGTTCCTGAAAATGGTTCGGGATTCGGTAAGCTACACTGATGGCGACGAGTGGATGCGTCTTGAACACATCATGGTTCCGCGTCTTAATCAAAGCAAGTCTCAGGTGGATATGACGCTGGCTGTGCGCACAAGTCGCGAAGTATATTCCAATAACGTAGACAGCGTCATCCTGGTTTCCTCCGACAGCGATTATTGGGCAATGATCAAGCAGTTGGAAGGTGTACGCTTCCTGGTTATGCTTGAAAAGGAAAAGACTGGTCTAGCAATCATGGATACCCTTACGATCCACAGTATCCATTACTGCTTCCTCGATGATTTCTGTACCAGTGCATCCTATAAGATTAAGACCGAAACCCTCATTGATGCGATCCAAACCCGCATTGACGCTATCCTGCATGGTGAGGAACAGGCGGTCTTGAATGTCAAAGAAATCATGGAATCTTATCTTAGAGAATCGTGGATCGAAATGACCACCCGTGAGAAGGATGCATTCTATGAACGTTATTTGCGGAAAATGAAGCTCATCGTAGAAGTTGACGGCAATGTAAACATACAGATCCCGACCACATGACCTTAACTGGATATCCGAGCGTCACTCGAAAGGGTGGCGCTTTTATTATGCCCGAAAGGAGGAAAATCCGTTGATTTGTGTATATCCTGCTGACTGTACAGACTTTTCCAATAACGGTCTGGGCGCGGTCAGCCCGACATCCTGCACGGTCACCGAAACGCTGAACGGCGAATGGGAACTGACGCTGGTGCATCCCATCGATGAACGGGACAAGTGGCGAAAACTCACGGACGGCGGCATCCTTCGCGTCCCTGTGCCTGCGGCAATGACCCCGCAGATCAATCTGGTCACGCAGCAGTACCAGACTACCACCTATGATGTGGAAGTCTACAAGGTCAGCACCAGCCGAGATCCGCTTCGTCTGCGCTCCGGCACAGGCACGAAGTATAAGATTCTCGGCAAGTACAAGAAAGGCACCGAGGTTATCGTCATTGAGAAAACCTCGTCCTCCTGGTACGAAGTGACCTGCCCGGACGGCAAGCACGGCTACATGTCCTCTGAGTACCTGACTTATGTACGCACGGAACAGCAGAGCACGACCACCAATGTGGGCTTCCGTAATGACGTGGTCGAGCCACGCCAGCTGCGCGATCAGCCCTTCCGCATCTACCGTGTTGTGCCTGAACTGGATAAGGTCACGGTGTATGCCCGGCACATCTTCTATGATCTGCTGGACAACATGATCAAAAGCGTGAAGCCTGCGCCTGATGCAGTCGGAGCTTCCGTTGTGCAGAGCATTTCGGATGGCTGCCTGTCCGAGCATGACTTCACCTTCTACTCCGATCTGGAGAGCACCGCTTCGGACGTATCCTTCGAAAACATCAATCCGGTGGAGGCTCTGCTAGGCGAGAACGGTCTGACCTCCAAGTACGGAGCCGAGCTTGCCCGCGACTGGTTCGATGTGTTCCTTGTCAGCCGTGTGGGTACAGACAGCGAGGTGCAGATCCGCGAGAAGAAGAATCTCACCGGCATCTCCATCGATGTGGATATGACCGATGCTGTCACGCGCATCATGCCCACCGGCGAGGACGCAGACGGCAATGTGTTGTATCTCCCGGAACTGTATATCGACAGTCCGAACATCGGCGCCTTTCCGCATCCGAAGTGGATTCATCTGCCGGTATCCGAAGCCAAGGAAGTGGCCGAGGGTGAAAACTACAAGAGCCTGACCTCCTGCTATCAGGATATGCGCAAGGCTGCGCAGGCTGAGTTTGATGCCGGGTGCGATATGCCTACGGTCACGCTGAAGGTGGACTTCGTGAACTGCAAGGATACTGAGGAATACAGGCAGTTCGCCGCGCTCTCCGACATCTTCCTCGGCGACGCCGTTCGTGTGGTTGCAAGGCGTCTGGGCTTTGAAGTGACCATGCGCATGACGCAGTACACCTACGACTGCCTGACCCGCAAGTACACCAGCGTCACACTGGGAACGGCGGCGGAAACGCTGGAAGGCACGACCATCTCTGCCCGGCAGCTGGCCTCCGGGTCGATCAGCGGCACGAAGCTGATGCTCAACTCCATCGGCTCCGGGCATCTGCAAAACGGCTCAGTCGGCAGTCTGCAGGTGAAGGCTGCGGCGATCCAGAGCGCACACATCCAGACAGCAGCCATCACGCAGGCACACATTGCGCAGGCTTTGATCGAAACGCTGAACGCCAATGCCATCACTGCGGTTTCCGCCAAGATTCAGGAGTTGGCAGCCGGACAGATCACCACGGATGAGCTTTACGCTTCCATTGCCATGATCTCCACGGCCCAGCTGACCACAGCGAATATCATCAACGCCAACATTGAGTGGGCGCAGATCGAATCTCTGGCGGCTGACATTGCCACTATCTCCAAGGCACAGATTACAAGCGCAAATATCGATGAAGCAAATATCGACTGGGCGGCAATCAACAGCCTGACGGCTGCGGTTGCCAGCATGGTCAAGGCGGATATTGAAACCGCTGACATCGATTGGTCGCACATCAAGGATCTGGCCACCGATACGGCAATCATCACGCAGGGTACTGCCGGCGAGCTATATATCGCAAAGCTGGCTGTGACCGAAGCTAATATGGTATCCCTGACCGTCGGCGAGCTTGTTGTGAAAGGCTCGGACGGTCATTTTTATTCCGTAAGTGTTGATGAGAATGGTGAAGTGGTCACAACCCTCAAGCAGGTGGCAAATGATGATGTTGCCGATCTTTCCATTCACGGCAC